TTCATCATTCATATCAAAGACTTCCTTTAATCTACCAGTTTCTTTATTATATAATAAGTGTGCTGCACCTCCTGTATCTCCTGTGTACCTAGACTTTAATACTCTTAAATGAGTCGTGTTTGCTTCTGTCTGATCTTCAGACTGTTGGTTTCTTTCAATAGCTATAACACAATCAGATAACTGAGCAATACTTTGTGAACCTCTCAAGTGAGATAATCCAACTGTTACGCCTTGCTCATGTCCTTTGTTACCCTCTATTCTTCTGAGGTGTGATACCAATACCATACCTGCATTAGTTTCCTCTACCAAGGATCTGAGCCTAGTCATTATGTTATCAATAGATCTTCGCTCATCACCGCCCTCCATAGCGGAAGTAAGCATAGCTAAGTGATCCACTACTATCCATTTACAATCACAACCCATAATCATGTATCGTAATTTAGCAAAGATTTCTTCAACGTCATGCTGCCCTAGATGGGAGTAAATCCAAAGTCTATCTTTACCAACATCATTAATTAAATTATCGTAGTGTTTCTTCCACTCACCCTCTGGAAGCTCATCTCTTACTTGGTCAATATAAATTCTAGCGTCAGCTTCAATAGATACTAGTCCATCTATTGTTCTTTCTTTGTTCTCTTCTAAAGCTAGAATACCTATACGATCCTCAGTATTTTTAAGAAGCCAATGCTCTAACTCTCTAGTGATACTAGATTTACCTAACCCGGTACCACCAGTTAGAGTAACCAGTTCCCCTCTTCTAAGGCCATAAAGTTTTCTATTTAATCCTTCCCAAGGATAAGGAATAGATTGTTCTTTCTTACGATTAAAATATTCATCGCCAAGATCGGAAGCATTTATAATGCCTGATGGAGTATAGGTCTTAGAGTTCCACCAAGCTTGAACATAAGCTTGTCTACTGCCAGTCTTTAATATGTCATTCGGATCTTTAAACTGATCTGGCATGGAAAGTATTTTAGCTTTACCGGGTTTAAACAATCTAGCTGCTTTTTTGGAAGCGTCTATACCTGCCTTATCGGAATCAAAGTTAATTATAATAGTATCAAATGTTTCTAAGAACTCTAGATTTTCTTTGATATCTTTTACAGCACCCCCTGCGCCATTCTTAACTGACACCACAGGCCACTTAGATCCTAGTAATTCATAGGCTGCAAGAGCATCACATTCACCCTCAGTTAAAGTAATAAACTTACCTCCACCAGTGAATAGCTGTTGTCCGAATAAGCCTGTACCTTTTGGTGAACCTCGCCAAATAAATTCTTTATCCAAACAACTTCTTACTTTAGTACCTACTAACTCATTTGCTATGTAGTAAGGATAGAAATGAGTCTTTACTTTACCGCCCTCATTAATTGATTTTACATTATATCTTTTACAAGTTGCTAAAGATATACCTCTATCATTTAAGGCAGCTAATTCACCTTCGCTATGTTCCATAGAATACTTATCATAATTTTTAATCGGTGATACTTTGTTGGTGCTTTTAGCCGCACCAGTACCATAGTAATCAGGGAAGTGAGTATTGCAACTAAAACAATAAGCAGACCCATCATCATTAACACTAACCGCATCGCTACTACCACAATCATTACATGATTTATGATACTCAACAAACGCCATTCAAACCTCCTAAAAAAATGGGAGCCGAAGCTCCCTATTTAGTTTTGGTTTCATTCTTTAAATCAAGAACTAAACCTCTCTCAACGTACTGTTCTCTAAGTAATTCCCTAGTAAGGTGAACAATTTTTCCTTGGCTTTCATTCAACATCTGTGTAAGCGTTTGTGCTTTTTCACTCAGATCTGCTAAATCAAATTCCTCACCATCAATAGTTAATTTACCTTTGACTTCAGAGTTCATCGTCTTCCTCATCGTCCTCTATATCGAACTCATCTTTCTCAACATTGTACTCTACAAGTTTTAACACTTGCATTTGCTGAAAGTCTAAGCCTTTATAGGTACGATTCTTCCAAGTAGACTCCCACTCTTTGTACTGAACCACTACTTCTGATCCATTACCTACGCCCACATCTATTTCATTCTTCTTAGCATCTTTAAGTTTAGGTGCTTTCCGAATCATGCCACCCGGACCATTAACTTTACGCTTAATAATAATTGCAGGGCCTTCATCCATCTGTTTGATGTTGAAACCTCTATCCTCAAAATCAGCTGCAGTAGCCTGATCCACTACAAGATTAACAGTATAGCAGGGTTCATATGTAGTGTTTGGTGCAGTTACATATGCCCAATACGCTGTTCCTCTAACTATTGCCATAGTTCTTTCCTCTTAATTAAAAGTTGCATTTTACAGGTAGTAAAATCATATGTCAAGCATATTCTTTTTCCCACCCCTTCTTTCTACGCTTTAGACCTGAATCTAAAACATTTCTACTGGCATGACATCTAGCCGCATACCAATAAGTAGAACTCAATTCTTTTTCCAGTTCTTTTCTGTTCATAGGTTTAGCTTTTCCATGATGCACAGGTTTAATTTTACCTCTCCTATTCCCCACAACAACATTACAAAGTCTCCACCCGTCCTGATATAACCACACGTTATAGTCATCACCTCTTTTAGGATTTAAAAGTTTATCTTTTAAATCTAAAATGTCCTGAGTCATACTCATAAACTAGTCCTCTTTAGCTAAAGTATTTATCCAAGTTACAAATAGATTGTCTAGGTTTTCATCTTGTAATTGATAACACCCGACCTCACTACAAGTATTCATAACAAACTTAAAGAATTTTAGTTTAGTTCTTTCTTTTGGTTGCTGTATTCCAGCCCTCATAGCCCATAACTGCGCCCACCAATCATCAAGATCAGAATAAAATTCTTGCCACGGATCTGTTGCACTCATTCTGTTTCCCTCACTATGACTTTGTTTTCGGTTTCAAACCATACTTTAGCCCCACAAGCTAATGGTTTATCGGGGGAGTATACAAACTTTCCAAGAGAAAGTCCATTCTTATCTAGGATTGTTACTGCGTATCCCTTTCTGTTTTCTTTGTAGTCTTTAACAGTGAAGACAGGCTTGCTGTAACTTTTATAACTTTTAGAGTTGGCTCTAATGTTATGTTGGTTAACGTGGATTCTAGTTTTCATAGGCGTTCATCTCCGTTGCCGTTTCTGGTAGCCCCTTTAAAATCTAAAGGGGTCGCTTACGCTCCCCTTTAGATCTTTAAAGGGCTTCATTTTCTATCAATGTAAACCCGAACACATTTACTTTTAGAAATGGGCTGCCCTCTGGTATACTTTCTCCAGTCATTGCCTTGTTTAAGGTACTGCCCTCTAGCCCTCAACTTATAATTCTTTTTGTTCAGATATTTTTTCATCAAAGCTATAAGCAATTCCCCCTCTTCAGTAGCAGGTATCTCGCTAAATACATATCTCATACTTCTCTCCTTGCGCTAGGCATTTCTTCTGGGATACCATCAAAGAAGACATCACTACTGATGGTAGGTAAGAATCCTGATTCTTGTTTAATTCTTTTTGCTAACTGCAAATGTAAATTAAACTCATCACTCGCTTCATTATAAGTTGCTTCACCGTCACGCCAGATAACCTCATCGCACATCCAACTATCAAGTATCTTGTAGTAGGCATCTGCTTCTTCTTGCGTTTTCGGAGTCTTATATATCATGCTTTACCTCCTTTAGTATATGAGCAATAACATCGACAGTCCAACCATTACCTAACATCTTGTAGCGTTGACTATTGCTAACACCCTCTGTATAATTATCGGGTACTGTTTGTAGTCGCTCACATTCCAAAGGTGTTAGTTTTCTCCAGTGATCTCTGTCAATAATTGTTTTAGGTTCTCTGTGGCCTCCCGACATTGTAGTTAATGTAGGAGATTTACCGCACCTAGAGTAGACTCTTTTAAGAATATCGAACCCATTGATATCTGCTTCACCAACTTGAACGCATCTATTAAATACTAGCTGCCTTCTAGATTTGCCGAAGTAAGTCTTTAGAGTACCGCCTCTAAAGTAATTAGCATCTATACAAAGGGCTTTATCTCTATCAACAACAGAATCATCTTCTAATATATCTTTTAAAACTAAACCTTTATCTTCTGGTTGTCCTTTAAAAGGTATGTTAGTCCAATAAAGCCTTTTTCTATTTTGTGCTGAAACTAAAGAACTATTTATTTCTATAGGCTTTACTCCCATGTACTTTGTAATAATATCTTCAGATTCTTTTTTCATCTTTACATTTTCTAAAAGAAAATACTTAGGCTTTAAGATCTTTTTTAGTCTAACATATTCAAAGAATAATTTAGAACGAGGATCATCAAAGTTTAAATGTTTACCTGCAAAACTAAACCCTTGACAAGGACTGCCACCGATTAACAAATCTATTTTATTTCCTTTGATACCCTCATAACTAGGAATATCTACGACACTTCCTAGTTGAATAGTATTAGGAAAATTCTTTTGAGTAATCTTCATGGCATACTTATCGATCTCACTTGCATAGTATTTGGTTACAGGAATATTAGATCTTTGAAGAGCTAATTGACCGCAACTCATACCATCAAATAAACTTAGGACATTCATTATGATCCCCTCTTGACTAGCACCCAACCTCCACTTAATCTTCTAGTTGAACCGCCAACACTGTCAACTAATAGATGTTGGCCTTGGCCTCCTCTAGAATTAATTGTATACCTATTAGGTTCTAGTATATCCAGTAATGCTTGGAGCCTACGCCTAGTTGTTTTAGTATTCCAACCTGCATTGCGGATAAAATAATCTCCTCTAGAGTTTTTATATCCTATTTGATTGCCATGCAAATAATAATAGGTTCGCTTTCCCGAATCGCTAAAGGCTACCATAGAGTTTCCCATAGCACATACTTCACTTCTTACAAAAGCATTAGCCATTGCTGAGTCTA